TCGACCAACCGTGCCGATGTAGTTTTGCATCCTAAATGGGACTAATTCTGCGCAGATGGGACTAAGTGGGACACTTGGTGGGGCGGGAAAAAAGTCAAGTCTTGATGATTTTGTTAGATAAAGTGAAAAATTTCAAAAATTCTCAGATTTTTATTAAAATTTGCCCATGCGACAGTGTTTATCCGGTGCTCTTACCATTGCTATAATCGGACACTTGCATAATGAGCAGAACCAGCCTTTTCTTTTATCACATTGATTACAGATTGGAGTCCTCTTGTCTGCCAATTCCTTTTCTCTGCCCAGTAAGAGATTGCCCCAGCCAGTTATTATATTTCGCCCTGTTTGCAATAGCCCTTTTGCCTTGCCACAACAGCCGCCCTGTTTGGCCTTTGCTCTTGTCGGGTCGATGACTTTCTTATTCGGTTGGATTATCCTCTGCTCCTCCCTGCCGTCAATCCAGCAGCCAAATAGACAACACCACGTCTGCCTGCCGCTTATGTGCTTGCAGGTTTTGCACTTGGTAATCTGCTCGGCGGTGAATTCAGGTTTTATAATTCTATCACAATAATTCATTTATAAGCATTTCGGAATAATAAACCAATAAGTTGACCAATTTGCACCGGTTATAGGTTTATCATCATAGGTTGAAGTATGATTTAATTTGCACCCATAAAAATTATCATCGGTGCCTATAACTCTATCTCCTGCATCACTTGAGTAAGGACGATTAACCAACCATTCAGGTGGTATAAATTCTCCTTCTAACACTTGTGCAGTCCCATTTTGACAAACACCTGTTATTGCAGACTCGGAAAGATCGCGTCCGCATTCGATTATTTTATTATTGACAGGAGCGACGGTAATACAATTTGTCTTTACTATATTATTTTGACGGAATAACCACATAAAATTACCATTTTGATGAGGGTCGTAAAGACGTGCCCAAATCATAGTTTGATCTGGAACGGATGGAAATATCCAAACAGTCAATATAAGATCAAAATCATAAGAACTTATAAAAGAACTGCAAGCTGAACCATACCATACATTTTCTCTTAACCCTTGCGGAACTATGGCTTGATGAGAATAATGTCTCTCCCAAGTGCACGGATAACCACTACTTACTTGTTTTAATATATGCTTACCATTTAGTTGCAAATTCAAAAATTCCCAACTACAAAAATAATTGCCACTATAAAGATAACAACCATTACAAAAAACCACATCAGTGAATTCAAGGGTTACGCATTTTGGTGTTTGTCCTGCTGAACATTTATTACAATCATAACCATATTCTTCACAACAATCCGTTGGTATCTCTACCTGAAACTTACCCGTTGTCCAGTTCATACAGCCATAAAAAGTGTCGTTGCAATCCTCGTTATTGGTCGCACCAGAAAGCGTGAGGGCAATCTGACCGGCGTGGACCCCCTCAAATATAATGCAGGCGGATTGTTCAAGGCACGTCTCAAGGTTCTCGAAGGTTATCGTGCCGGCAGGAAAGGCAACACAACCATATATGGTTATGGACATTTATGCACACACACTGATTTTCTGGAAGCCCCAGAGACATCGCCATTTGTCATTATGTTTGAAAACTACAATATCTTGGTCATTGGCAAGATGAGGCCAGGCACTATCAAGATTTCCCCCGCCGCAAATATCGCAATATACGGTCACGCCCGCCTCATTGCCAGATGTTATCTCTACATCATTGGAGTCAAGCAGGTTGCAGACGATAGTCGCAGCCGCCCCTGCCGCCGCCGTAGTTCTCGCCCTGCGAATGGGGCTGCCTGCGGAGGCACGAAGTGCTCTTGTTTTTTGGATAAGTTCGGGAGAAATCAGTCGTTCTTTATTGGCGGCGGTATTTGCTTCTTTGATTGATTCCAGAATTTTTGAAAGGTCACTCATCCTTCTTCTACCATCGCTTCCAATCCTGTAATAACAGGTGGGCCAACAGCATCTGCAGTCGCAGATATTATGTTTGTATTCTGGGATTCTCCGAGTCCCTCGGCGTAACTACGGACCCCGAATTGACATTTTTGTCCATCCTCGAATTCAGAAGAGGTCCATGTAAATTCGCCATGGCCACCTACGAGATAAGTAACTGTGTCGAGCAATGTCCATTCACCATCCTCAATCAAATATATTTTAAATCCGGTTGGAGGTATTTCCTGATCAGCAGCATTATATCGCCATCTTATTTTGAATTTCCCGCCGGCGATAGAAGTAATAGCTAAGTCCATCGGCGGATTAGGACATAGAGGGACCATATTTCCCTCTGCATCGATGACCACCTGGCAGAGGGGGCTATCTTTTGATTCTTTACCACATTTACTTACTTGCCGGCGGATATAATGCCAGATTGTGCCGGGAGGTAATACTTGATTTGGAATCGCGATAGAATCCGCGTCTAATAGCATTTCTGCCTGGATATTCTCATAATCTACGTTTCCATCCTGGCCGCAATAAATATGGTGATGGGCGAGAGGGCCGTGCATATCACCCCAACCGGTGTATCCGTATGCGGGTTCGTATTCATCGGATATTTTGTCTACGCTGGTCCATATGCCGGACAGGTAGACTCCCTTGGTCAATGACACTATCCAGGCGGTTTCATCGGGCCAATACCATAGCCAGAACCCTTTGGTGGAGTTGTGATAGCACTTCTCTCCACCATAGGTGCCTTCCTCGACGAAATTTCCTACAGAATCAGGGGAAAGTGTTAGTGTTCCGGTAAATTCGAGAATTTCCGCCATTTATGGGCTCGATTAAAGGGTTATTATGATTGTATTAATAACCTTTTTTTATGGTAATAAAGGGCCTTAAATAACCTGATAAATATAATTAAGCGTTGGCTAAAGTTCCGAATACATCTACCGTGCAGGTACAGGCGCTGCCGGCGGCAGTTGTAACATCAATGACAAAAATCTCTTCGGCGGCATATTCCACTATCGCCGGCGGCGTGGAATTAGGCACCGGCATTAACCTGGCTGCCTTGCCGGCGGCATTCAGATTCGATAGTGTTTGCGCAGCCAGAAAATCCGTCTTGGCTGTGCTCTTGCCGAAGGTTGCAACGGTATTACCGGCGGATGCAGATAACTTGCGAAGTTTGACATGGTCAACCACAAATTTCTTGCCTGTCGGCCCAATATAAAGGTTCGTAGAAGCCACCGAGTTCAGATTGACGGAATCCACGCTTGACAACAGAAGAATCGGGTTTGAAAAATGTAAAAACGTCTGGCCCCGCAGGTCTCGGACCGCCGTGATTATTCCCTCGGAATCGACATCAATTTCTGCAAGTTTGATATGTTCGGTTGTAGGCCATCCGCTGCCATCTATCCCTGAGCCAATGGTATTATCGGATTTAAGCCAGATATAGGTTGTATCATTATCTGTCGGGTTAATTGAGCTGCCGGATGTGTAGGTCTTTACCTCTCCTTTATAATTATAATCTCCACCTGCTACATTGAAAGTGGTTGGTGTTGCGCAATAAACGGCTAATGCCCCGGGCCAGTCCAATCGGTTCAAGAATCCCCAAACGAACCGCTTAAATTCCGTTATCCAGGGAGAAGTGCCTGCTGGCACAACTTCCAATCCTCTATCTGCGAGAAAACTATCAATCTGGGTTTCTGTCGGATATCCGCGTTCCATTGTCATTATCAATTTCCTTTCTCATTCTCTTTTAAGCGGCAAAACATTCAAGTCGCTTATCACGATTTGTAGGTTTAATCTCTTCGCCAGAACTACCAATTGGGCCAGAGTTGGCTGTGCATTCATATCGACCGGCCAGCCCGCCGGCAACTCGAAACCGAGACCCAATAGATTAAAATCGATTACATTATGAGATTCCGCTTGTTTCCACAATTGATCAGCCAATCGCATCCTTATCCCTGCATCTAATTCAAGGACCAGCATTTCGTTTGATTCGTTCATTAGCCGATTCCTATTGTCATTTTCTGCCCGAAGAGGATTCCCTGACCGGCGGCATCGGCCAGCATTCGTTTTCTTTTATATGTTTCTGCAAGGATTTTTTTTGCATCAATCTGCCTGCCTTCCAAATACTCACTCCACAAAGACAGATCCTCAGTCAGCCAGTATCCTTCGCTTAAAGTCGCTACGATTCTCGCCCCTGCCTTGCGGAGCTGCTCGATAATCGCCCGCACGTGCCGACGCTGGGTCTCACGGCAGCCGGGCAGATATAATCTCATTGCAAGCGTGGCGGCCGTCATCGGCATTTCGGCCTCTTTAAGAATCGTTAGGCACCTGGCCAGGTCTGAGCTTGTCACATTGACTTCATTCATTTCAAGTCCGCCGCCTCGACTTTATTTGGCTCGACGAAAAAGACGTCCTTTTCTTCCCGTCGGGCCGAGACCAAAGCTAATTCATCATCCGTGAGCTTCGCCATTGCCTCTTTATCTATGGATTCCTTTATGCGAACAACCTGCTTGATTTTCGATGGTGAGAATATTTCCTTGATAAGGGATAGCGTCTCTTTGCAGGTGGTGATAAAGGTGCTTTTTCGCCAGCCGAGAATGCCGAAATTTAACTTCCGGCTGCGTAATTTACCGAAGTCATCCGGATGGTTTGCAGCGAATGCCTCCATGCTTCGCGTATAAAGGTCTATTTTATCCTGAGCAATCTCTACTGCTAAAACAAGGTCCTTCTTTGCATCCTCGATTTTAGTCTTGGCTAATAATTCCGCCTGTTGAATGCGGGTTTGTAATTGCCCTATTCGCAGGACCAACTCATCTACCTGCTGCCAATCTTTGATAATAATGAGAGGTATTTCTTTTGATTTAACTCGCCTGTTTTTGGCCATCCCTGGCTCCCTTAATTTTGGTTTTTAGATCCTGTAGATTACAACAAGATTTTCCTATCCTCCTTACTACCATCGCCTTCAATGCCTCAATGAGGTCGTAAGCTTGTTTAGCAGTTAATGCTGGTAAATATTGGATTTTATCGGCGGTCATTCTTCTTATAAACCCTTCAAGTTGAATGTCATTCCAACCGATATCGCCGATAAGATGGCGGATCGCCTCCTGCTGGGCGAAACTTATCTCATCTGTTGTCCTGATGATTTTGTTCCTGAAAAAGTTTTCACCCTTGCCCGGCATCCGGAACCCTAAAGATTCGCATATCGCCAGTAGGTCATCGAGTTGGCGATTGGTCAGTTGTTTGCAGCTCGTCACCGGCCGTTTGTTGTATTGTTTATACTGGCCGAGCAACAAACGATACCTGCCGTCAAATCGTCTGCTGCGGATTCCTGCGGCCCTAACCGCCGTTTGAACGAGTTTTACTTGATTATTATTGAGCATTTAATTTTCTACTTTTAGCCAATTCTTTATCCCAGTGATTAACAGATTCTTCTAAACTATGAATCGGCTTATTACAATGAACACAAGCCTTATGTCTTAAAGAACTTAATATGACGACGAGATAACTTGATGGCCTTTTTAATCTGTGAATCATTATTCTATCTTCTTTTTCTCTGTATTCTCTGTGCTCTCTGTGGCTAATCCTATCCTGCCTTTGCAACTGCCTGCTCGCCTTCCTCGGTTTCTTCTTTCGTTGCCAGCGGCAACCGGACCTTCACCGGCAGGTCAAGCTCTTCTATTATTTTTAATATTCCTTGTGAATCGATAATTCCTTCTCGAATAATTTTGGATGAGATATGCATGGCTGCTATTATATGGCCGCAAGTCCGCAATCTGCCGCTGCGTCCGGTCTTACAGATTTTCTGTAAGGTCTTCACCCCATCGCCTGTAAGTTTTAGACCGCCATATTCATAGAGTTGGCGGAGGTCATCGGCCGTATAAAGCCCACCGTCTTTGGTCGATGCCTTGGCGTCGAGGTCCAGCACCGCCATAAGCCGGGATGTGAACTGGTCCAGGGATTCGTAACCCCTACGTGTATTATCCTGCATAACAGTATCCAAAAGATGCCGGTTGCCGGCAAGGACTAACGGGCATCGTGATTTAACCACTATTATCTGGCGGAGCTGGTTGAGTTGTTTGACGGTCAAACTCGATGCTTCATCTAACATGATTACGATATGGCGGTTCTGCAGGTTGTCAATAAGCCGTCGCGTTACGCTGGCAAGTGACCCCGATGAATCGATACCTAATTTATGAGCAATCTCGGCGAATAGCATTGTCGAAGTCATTGCATCATCAAATTCTACAAAGACAGTATTCTTGTTTGCCTCGGAAAATTGCCTCAGGCAGTAGCTTTTCCCGTGCCCGCCGTCCCCTACGATAATGCCTATTTTGCCCTCTTCGTTCTTATCGCTGAATGATTCCGTTTGGGTTATAAGTGTGCGGATTTTTATCGCAACGGAAGTTTCAACGTATGAGTTTTTCTTGACCCGCGTCTCGTGTCGGGATACTGAATTTATCAGGTTCACGACCTTGTTCACGAGGTCGGTAAGATTGCCTTTATATTTACCGGCGAGAAACTGGCTGATTTGTGCGGGGCTTACCCCGATCGCCTCGGCCGCCTTCGTCTGGCTCCAGTTACGCTCTGTCAGAAAGGCCTGCAGACTCTCTGCTATTTTTTTCGCCTTCTGTTGGTTCAGGTCCATCGGAATCCTTTCTGTTATTATCTGGCTGTCCTTTTCCATCTCCTGCTGGATATTATTTTCATTCATCGAGCAATCTCACACCCTCAAATCGGTTTTTCGTTTTAAGAAGCGAAAAATCCAGGTCAAGTCCTTCTCTCATCGATTCCGCCCCTGCCGCCTTCCTGAGGAGCTTGACTACTTTTTGCCTTTCATGCTCCGCCACCTGGTCATCGAGAGGGGTCCTGACCGGCTTTAATATTTGCGGTCCTCTGCTTTCTGCCTCCTCTTCTCTGCCTTCTGCCTTCTGCCTTCTGCCTTTTTCAACTTCCTGCATCGCCTTTATTGTCAGGGTTGTCAGGTCCATATTTCTCGTAAGCTCACTATTACGAAAATCCTTTGCGACCCGCAGGACCCTTCGTTTCTCGCGCATTGCATTTCGCAGAGATTCTTCGCTGATGGATGTTCCGTAATTAATAAGTTGGTTTTGTTCGGCGATAGTGATTAGTTTGAATGTCGCCACATCATAGATATAGGCCCTTCGAAGGTCATCAGGGTCATAAGAGATTCGAACCTTCCGCCCCTGGTGGATTAAAAGCTCAGCATTATACTGGCCATAGTATATTCCCTTGAACTGCACTCCGTTTTTGCCGACAATCAATTCGTGGCTCCATATCCGCAATAACAGGTCCACAACTCCCGGAGCGAGAACCCGGTGGATTCGGTGATTCTGGAATACCTCTGCAGGGCTTTGTTCCTGCATATCTTTGGCGCTGTGAGAATTGGCATTATAAACCTCGACGTAAGAGGCGAACAATTCCTCAAATTTCTCGAAAGATATGGCTTCACGGATTGTGGCAGGGTCTTTAAGTTTCTCGACTAAGTCTTCCGGTTTTCGTTTGGTATCCTTGCCGCAATATAAATCGAAGGTCGCCGTGAACTGCGAATCGATTGTTGCGAACAATCTCTCGATTCGTTTGGCCTTTGCATTAAAAGGTATCGCGAATGATACCGCGATATCCATCATCGCGAATATTCCAGCCAGTATTTTCTCATCCAGATATCCCTTGCCGAGTACCTTCCTCGGTCGCTTGGTTATGATCTCCCCTGTTGACTTCTTTACAATACAATCCTTGCCGAGTGCTTTCCTAACCTGTTTTGTAACACCGGTAAATAGTTCGCTGTCGTAATCCCTGCCGTTATCGATTTTGACCGATTCCGGTGGCCCGAATTTTTCGATTGCTCTTTTCATTGACAAAAGGATTGTCGTCTGGTTTGGAATGATTGATAGATACCAGCCGACAATCATCCTGCTTTTAAGGTCCTGCCAGACCGTCATCCAGGGCCGCACTAATCTATTTTGATAATTGACCCAGCAGTTAAACTGGCTGTGATCTCCGACCCAGACCTGGTTCGGCTCGATGCTGTCGGGGTCAATTTCGATATAAGGTGCGCATTTTGCCTCGTAGGCCGCCAGGCCTTCGCGGTGCAGGACACTGACTGCAAGTGGTATCCGGTCCTTGACGATTCGATACATCATAGATAATTCCGGTATCTTCCAGCCACGTTTTTGTGATTGGTTGATGTAGTTGATATTACACCAACAGGTTTTTAACGGCAGTTGCTGCTGGGTCAGATATAGTGACTTGAAAAACTCGAACGCCTCTTCGCTTATGATTTCGTTCTCGAACCTGCCTCCCCCGCGTTTATCGACAAGTCCCAAAAGTCCCTGCTGATGATATTTTGCAAGCCATCGGTATAAAGTGGTTCTGGTTAATTCCTGATTGCCGGCGACAAACAGGTCTATCGCATCTCTCTTTGTCGCGTCGTTTTGCCTGTGGAATTGATTGAATTGCTGAATGATTCCTAATCGGCGAATTGCCTTATCTCTTTTGGATGCGGGGATATTGATAAGCTCCTCGGCAAGCTGGTTTTTTTTCTCTGTGCTCTCTGCCTGCCCTGCGTAGCCCGCAGGATGAAGCGGGGTGTTTTCTGTGGCTAAAGTTTGAACGGTCATTTCTGGAAATGCCTTACAAGGCACTCTATCGCCACATTTACGACGTTTAATGCCTTTTGCAAATTGAGCCAAAGTTCGCTCGTTTCAGGCGTATATTCCTGGTCATATTCTCTCCCGGGCCCGGTTACTATCGGCGCCGGCTCCGGCAATTCGTTAAGTTGTATCCATTTGCCCGAAGAATGATATTGTCCGATTGGTGACAAATCCTTCATCGGTGATACGAAGGAATTACCATCCGAGCCGATTTGTTTTATCGGATATTTTTGGTATTTATGGATGACCCAACGGCACTGGTTCTCTCTCTTGAATTGGACGACTTCATAGCCACAGTTACATTTGGAGCAGTATCCTAAATATGTCCTGAACTCCGTATGGTATCGGTTTGTCTGCGATGGCAGGACCTTGGTGCCCGGCATTTGCACGAAGCATTCAGGGCAAACCACCGCCTCAATTGTTATTGTTTGTTCATTGTTCATAGACTTTGTGCCTCTGTGCCTTCTGCCTCCGCATCCTTATTTCTTTGCGCCTCTATTTTTTCGTATCTTGGTTTCTTGTCGTATTTAATCCCTAAATACGATTCCAATAATTCCAACCTATCTCTCAAATATTTAAAATCTTGTTGTTGGGTTTCTCTTAAGCAATCCATTCTATTTTCTATGAATGATTGTTCTCTGCTCATAGTTTTTACCCGTGTTAATCTGTGTTAATCCGTGTCCAATATTTTTTTGTTGTTTCCAAATTCAAAAAACCAAACCTTACCTCACCATACCGCGCCATACCTGACCTCACCTTACCAAACCAAGTCGGACCTCGCCTCGCCAAACCTCGCAGCGCCAGACCGTACCAAACCTCATCTAATATTTTTTATTTTCTCCCAATAACCATCGACATCTTTTCCCCGCCAGCCGGCGGGTCCGTAATGAAAAATCCTTGCTGAAATTTCTTCGAGATTATTATCGAGGTACATTGTGATGTATAGTTTTGCGACGAGCTTTGCCTTCTTGATGTCCCGCATATCATCGAGGGTGAAGTTCAGTCCGAACCGTTGATTGACGTCCGTAAGGGCTTCCTGATGAATTTGCAGGGGTCCTACCGCCCTGCCGCCGTCCCCATCGGGCGGATTGAGCCGTCCTGATGATTCCTGTTTCCAGATTTTATCGATGAGATCGTTCAAGAAATCTGTGTTAATCTGTGTTAATCCGTGTCTGACTTGAAAGGATTGGTCGGCGGCTGGGGGTCCGCCGCCGACCAGGCATCCATCTGCGATGCGGTATGATGACGCCGGCAGGCCTGACCCTTCAGACCTACCGGAATTGGAAGGAGGATTATTATGAGTATCGATTTCCCACTCCGCTCGGGGATGGCTTACGCCACTGGAAGCAGGATTCTTTTCCGGGGCGGGGGCACGGCCCCCCGTCCCAGTCAGGAGAAACAAAATTAAGGAGAGAATAATTCCGAGGACCATTCCCACCCTAAATCCTCTTATAAAGTTAATTTTCCGTTCATCATTCATCTAAAATCTGTGTTAATCCGTGAAATCCGTGGTTAAAATTCTCTCAATCTTTTACCCAGGAGCTTCGATGAAAAACTTCCGACCTTTCTCTGTCTAATCTTCTTATGCGGATACATCCGCCCTCAACTTTTTCGATAAATATTGCCCGTGTGTTTTCATCGCAGCCATAAGCACCAACCATACCAGGGGTGGGTTTCAATCTGTCGCCTTTTTTAAATTCTGGTTCGGTTTTAACCATTTGCCTTTGTGCCTTTGCTATGTTCAACTTTGCCGGGCGATACCCTTGCTGGATTTATCGCTTATCATTTGAAAAACGGTGATAATGCCCTTGCGAATAGGCACGCCCCTGTCATCGAAAAGATGGCAATCCCTGTAATAATCAGATGTATGATGATTTTTTTAAGCATCTTAAAATCCAAACCAATGCGGCGTTTAACCTATACCACACCGCGAAGGTTATTCACTTGCGTGTTCTGCAGACCTCAATAGGGCTTTCGCAGACCTTGCCGGGCAATCCACAATCTACAATTCGCAATCTAAAATTCCTTCATTTTTCCCTTGACTTTTCCTTCTGTCTTCTGTATTCTGTCTTCTACTCATCACATCCTAAGCTTTGCCTTTGCTTCGCGAAGCAAAACGGCGCCTCGCCTTTGCTTTGCTTTGCCATACAATACTCCGCATTCGCATCGCGTTGCAATGCGTCTCTGTGCCTTTGCTTTGCTCTGCCACACAATACTCCGCATTCGCATCGCGTTGCAATACGTCTCCGTGCCTTTGCTTTGCTCGGCACCACTATGATAGACATTGCCTTCGCTTTGCTTTGCCCTACGGTGCCGAACAATGCCCCGCTATTGCAATTCTTTCCAGTCAAAGCGGCCATAACTCGCATTACGCCACTGGCCTAATCCCCGCCATTGTCCATAATCGAGCCATAACTTTACGGCCTTTTCGAGTTTCTTATCGAGGCAGATAATCTCGAATTCAATCTTTGAGCCGGCGGGTGCCGATTCCGAACGGGCAAGGGCTATTCGTTCTCCCTGTGCCGTCTGGGCCCGAAGAGGCCGTTCCAGAATTGTTATCTCTCCTGAAAGTCGAATTGGTATTTTGCGGGGTTTGACAAATACCAGGCCATCAATGAGTTTCTTATGTGCCTTTAACTGGTTCTCCTTGGTCATTGTGCGGTTCAACATCCCCGCAGCGTCCTTTAGAAAACCCTTAACCTGGTAATCCCAGAGAAAAGGTATCCCATCCTCCAATCGCATAAACACGGTAGAGGATTTCTTAATGTCCTCCTCCGGCAAGGATTCTATTTCGTCCTCTGCCACACCTTCCGGTCTTTTGCCCAGGATGAATTCAGTGGCAAGCTCCTTATTGCCTGAACAAGTGGCCAAAAGTGGTTCTGTGAATATTAATTCGATTTTCATAATTTTTATTTGACTCCTTCTTTTCTTTTTGTTATCATATTCTGTTTATACACTTCAGGATGGATCCTGCTTAATTTCAAGCCCGCCGGTTCTCTATCCGGCGGGGGTTGATAATCTCAGCCGACAGCCGGCTGAGCTAAACCCTGATAAATATCGATTCCGTGCTGTTCGATTATTTTTTCTAATTCCTGCAGGAGGAGCATTCTGACAAGGTCATGGGGCTTTCGATAAACAATAGGGGCCACCGCGTTGAGCTTTTGGAAAAGCTCTGGGTCATTCCTTTTGTCAAAATGCAAATTTCCTATTGGTCCGATTGTTGCCATAGCTCAATTCCTTGCGATAGTATTACAAAGTTATCCTACATATCGGCTAAGGTCAAGTAGAAAATGTAATTTTTTACAAGATTTTCATAAATGTATATTTGGTAAATACTTGCATAATAACCGAATTTTACTATTTTGAATAATATGGCTACTCGAATAACAGATTTGAGAACAAAAGTCCGACCTATTGCTCAACATTGGGTTGATAGGGGGTTTTCCATGACCGATATTTTATCAATAGGATTATTATTTCTCGCAGACAAGGATGCTAACCAAATCGCCGACCTTCGCTGTATCGTAAATGAAATTAATCCTCTACCGAATCGGGTCGGCTCGGCGGATGAATCGAAACAATCCGCCCGCACTGCCCGCGTTGAGGCAATCAAAAAAATTATCTCGACAATGACCCAGCCGGGCTATAAAATCCTATCACAGGAAGAATCCGCCGCCCTCGATGAATTGAGAAAAACCCTCAGTCCTGAGAAAAAAGAGGCATCCGTTAAAAAGGCAAAGAACGCGTGAAAACTCAATGTCCAATCTGTAAAGAAGAACAGGAAATACCTAAAGAATATGAAGGTCGAGAAATAAAGTGCGTGGGATGCTCGGGCCGTTTTCTCGCCTTAAAAATCATACCTTTAGCTATAAAAAACAACCAAAAAACTATTTCTGTTCCTCCTCCAAAATTGAACTCTGGACCTATCAAATGTCCTCGATGTGGTTCATTGCAAATAACAGCAAACAAAAAAGGTTTTAGTGGAGGCAAAGCCGTTGGTGGTGCCATATTATTAGGCCCTTTGGGGCTATTGGTAGGATTGCATCGTAGCAAAGAAATTATAATTACCTGTTTGAATTGTGGGCATACTTGGGAACCTCCAAAACCCTCCTGAAATCCTGCCTGCCCTGCGTAATTGTTTCTTGATGTAATAGGGACCCTTTTGAAATCCGCGTTAATCCGTGTGAATCCGTGGTTAAAATATTTAAGATTTCTCTTTACATATTCCGATTATGATATTAGTTTGTTATTTGACAGCATGGATGCTTGTTGCATTCATTAACAAATTCCGACGTGCATATTAAAGCCCGCCGGCTGAGTTAAACCAAAACTTAGCAGGTGGGTTTTGTTTTTAAATCCCGGAAAACCGTTATCTGGGACCAGCTCAAAGCCCCCGAATAGCCTGCCCTGCGTAGCCATTTAAAGCGAAGTAGGGTCCATGTTAATCAGTGTTTTAGTCAGTGTGAGTCAGTGATTACTAATCAGTTAAATCTCGGCAGTATTCAGATACCTATCAATGCGGCGACTAAGACCTTCGCTATCCTGGCCAAGCGGGGCGCCGGCAAAACCTGGACGGCGGCGGTGATGGCCGAGGAGCTTTTCAAAAACGGCATTCCCTTCGTCGTTTTCGACCCGATTGATGTTTGGTGGGGTTTGCGTCTGACTGCAAACGGCAAGGATGCAGGCCTGCCGGTAGTTGTATTCGGGTTGGAGCACGCCGATATTCCTCTCGACAGGGACATGGGCAGGACAATCGCCCAGGCAATTGTCAGGGAGAACGTTTCCTGCGTTATTAATACCTTCGGGATGCCCAAAGTCGCCCAACGTCATTTGATTGCCGAATTCGCTGAGGAACTTTTGAATATCAATAACACCCCTCGTCACGTCTTTATCGAGGAAGCGCACGAGTTCGTTCCTCAGCATGTATTTGGCGGGCTTGGTAAGACCTTTAATTCGGTCAGCAATCTCGTAGTGATGGGCCGCAACAGGGGTATTGGCGTTACCTTGATTAATCAGCGGGCCGCCACGATTAACAAGGATGTTCTCACCCAGCTCGATACGTTACTCGCCTTTCAAAATGTCAGTCCTCAGGACCGCAAGGCACTCAAAGATTGGGTGGAATTTCACGCGGCGGAAGGCGACTTTGAGAAGTTTATGGCATCTTTGCCGTCTTTACCGAAAGGTGAGGGCTGGATTTGGTCACCTGAATTTCTCGGTATCTTCGAGCGAATCAAAATTCGCAAACGCGAGACTTTCCATCCGGACCGCGAAAAAATCGGCGATAAGTTCACAATGCCGGAGTTTGGCCAGACCGATATTCAGGCCTTCATCGGCCGATTCGCCCGGTCTTTAGAGGATGGCAAAAAGAAAAAAGGTTCACCTGAAAAATCACCTGTTGCCGGCGTTCAGGAAGAGTTTAAACCAAAAGAAAATCCGGAGTTGCTCGCCTTTCGCAATGAATACGAATCTAAACTTATGCAGAAGGATATCGAGCTAAGGAAATTGAGGGAGATACTCGAGCAAGTCCGCAGGATTGTCGATGGTTCGGGCGGTAATCAATCTCTCTCTGTACCTATTTCTGTAGGAAACAATGTTGAGGAATGGTTAAAAAAATTAGGTAATGGCGGCGCTTCTCGAATTTTCAAGTTCCTGGCAGAAAAATCAGGAATGAAATTCACCAAGTCCCAAATTGCTTTGGCGGTCCGGCTTCGGATATCCGGAAGTTTCAATACTTATTTATCTACCTTGAAAAGAACCAATCTTATTGTTAAGGATGGTAATTTTTTCAGTATAAACCCTGATTTATAACTCCGTGAAAATCAGTGTAATCCGTGGTTAAAAAGGATTTTAGATAAGTCCATGTTAATCAGTGTTTTAGTCAGTGTATTTCAGTGTTCAAGAAAGGAGTCTTTTATGTTCAGCAAATGCAAACCCAGCAAACCCCGTAAGCCCCGCTAATGCGGAATTGCTCCTTGACAATTTAATAGAGGACATTCCCATCATATTTGGTGGGTTAGTAGCCGAGTTTTTTTAACCCGGCATCGATGATTTGATTGGTCCAATCGATTAATCTAATGGGCTTTTTTTGCCGCCCGGACTCGATAGCCGAACTGCTTTTGAGTTTTTGATGTAATTTCATCGAGACGCGAATCATCGGCCATTTGGTGCGCAATTGATTATTAACCTTCATCGCTTATTTCCTTTCGATTTTATTCATCACGAACCCAATCCCCATTATCCTTTTGCCGAAAACATCTCGGGCACACGCACCACTCTTCGTCGGCCAGTTCTTTTAAACCATGATAATGGCGTCCATCAATCTGGTTGCTGATGCCGGCTGGCTCCATTTTTGATCCGCACCTTATGCACGTATTTTCTCGGTCGATAGGCATAACATGCCTCCTTTCGCGGCTTTCAACTATTTTTTATTTCTTCGCAAGCAAATGAACAAACACGATGATTAGTATTCGGATTCCAATCAATATATTCAACCGCTCGTAAATCTCCCGCATCTGTGTGAAATATATCGCCTTTCGTAATACCCTTTGCTTTCGCAATTCGATAGGGCAATAAGGGTCTATCAAGCGGGTCACATTCGTTTAACATCTCATTCATTTCTACTATTACCATTATTTTATCCTTTCAATTATCTGTAGTCATTATAAACGATGTATATAATGTTGTCAAGTATTTTTTTTGAGATTTTTTGAAGATTTCTCCGAAAACATTATTTTTGCGTCAAAAATAAGGATTTTAAGCAAAAAAATTTTATGAAAGGAATCAAAAATGTTTTATGAATCCAAAATGAATTCCAATTTTGTAATTCTCTGTGTCCTCTGTGTCTTCTGTGGCTTATTCACTGGTTGTGGCAGCGATTTATTAACTGGCATTGGCATTGGTGCAGGTACGTCTGCCGGATTGACCGAAGCTCAAAAAATGGCACAGGAGAGTAAGGCCGTTCTTATTGCCGAGCTTGCTGCAACCAAAGAAAAGTTGTCACAGGCATCCGAACCTGCTGAAGTTAAAGCACTTGAAAACAAACTTTCAACGCTGGAAAAGAAACAGGATGTAGTCGAGATTACCGAGCAGGTAACGGGCAAGATAACAGAGGGTCTTACGAAGGATTGGCAGACGAAAGACCCGACCAAACAAACCGAAAATATTCAATGGATTGTCGGGGCAGGTATGGGTGCCTGGGCATTATGGAACAAGCGAAGGCAATTGGCCGCTGAAAAGACCTTGACAAGAATAGAGGGCGAAAGCGACCCTGCGACTGCCAAAAAGATTTACGACATTCACAAAGATTATAAAAAGAAGGTGATTGCCTGAAAACAATTGGCCGGATCAAAGGAATGAAGTGATCTTGTTTTGTAAAATCCTGGAAGCCAATAGTTTCCCTGAAAGTTCGCGGGCGTGGTTTTTATTGTAATTGCCGAGTTTGCGGCACAGAGGCCCGCATTACCTGGGAAGATTCAAAAGTCATAGTCTTTTGTCCTAAATGCGAAAATAATCGCATTAAGTTGTAATTTAGAAAAGGAGTTCTTAATGTCGTCTCAATGGTTGCTTGTTTTGTTCAGTTCAATGATTGGCATTATCAGCAGTTTGATTCTTATAAATCTCCAGTCCATAAAGGCCTCAATTCGCTCTTTCAGCTTGCGGGCCGACAGGCACGAAGCCGAATTAAAGGCCCTTCAATCTGAATTTTCACGGTGCAAGGTTGACTGTGAAAGGACTTTTGTCGATAGTGAGCTTTTCCTTCGCGAAACCGGCTGGACCCGCCGCAGCATAGAGCAATTATGTGCCAGTGTAAATCGTCTCGAAGGCAAATTGACTATTACCGACAAGCTCCCTGAAATCTGCGGGGAGATCGCCCGCACAATCGTTGCAGGAATGCGCAATGGAGAAAAACCCAAATGAGTAAAGACCCTGAAGCAATCAAGATTATGCAGATGCGGCGTTTGATTTTAAGCAACCTCAATCGATTGTATCCGACTCCTTTGCAGATTCAGACCCTTTACAGGGTCCTTTGCGGGTTTGACGAACACTACACTTTGTCATTGTTGGCCAAAGATGCCGCCTATTTGCATCAGAAAGATTATATCGAGTTTATTGATGAGCAGATTGGCGGGTCCGGTTCGTTCGAGAAAAAATTCATCGGCCTGACCGCCGCCGGCAAAGAGATTGCCGACAACATTCAATCAGATTCCGCATTAGAGATTTGATTTTTTATGACAAATTTTGCCGTGTTAATCTGTGTTAATCCGTGTCTGATTTTGTTTTTTAATCTCTGTGACCTCTGTGGTCTCTGTGGCTAAAAATGACCAGACGTGTTCATAATTCGATTGATAAACTACCGCCCACCCTGCAGCAGGCATTGACGGCTATGCTCGTTGATAATCAATGGCCTGATGACTTCAAAGGCGAAAAAAAGGGCAAGCCGCGTTATGAGGATTTGACCGCTTATTGCAAAGATAAAGGTTTTGACGTCAGCGAATCCGCTATCGGCAGGTTTGGTATCAGAATGCGGATGCTCGCCCGGATGAAGGATGCTGGCGTTATCGTTCGCGATGTGATGAAGGATTTGACCGAGGAGAAGGCCTCAGCCACACAGAAGGCCGCCGCCGAGATGATTACCGCTCATATCGTTCAATTGGCGGCGAAAGAGGAATCGCTTTCGAGTAAGCAGTTAAAGGAGGTCTCTCAGGCCGTCCGCGATTGTATGAATGTCTCGATTACTGCTGACAAATATATCCGTGAGCAGCTCGCAAAGAAGATAAGGACCGCAACCGAATCGACAAAGGCCAAGCTGACCAAGGCCGGAGTAAATCGAAAGCTCATTCAGGAAATCATAGATGAGCATTTAGGAGTCGTTAAAGCGTGATTCAAGAAGCATTATCAAAGGATTATTTTCTTCCCTACCAGGTTGACTGGATAGCGGATGATTCCCGATTTAAACTCTGGGACAAATCCCGCCGCATCGGCGCTACTTATGCTGAATCATATCGTGCGGTCCGCAGACGTAATTTGTCGGATGTTAGACGTGACTATTGGTTCAGCTCATCAGATGAATCTGCTGCCGTGGAATTTTCCTTATATTGTCAGCAATGGTGCAGGATTTTTGAGGCGGCGGTCAAGGTTCTCATTGAGGAGCTGGTGGATGATAAGGGCTTTCGATTTAATAATTACGTTGTGGAATTTCCCAATGGTTCTCGAATAAATTCGATGAGCTCCAATCCCCGCCGGTTCCGCAGCAAGGGCGGCGATGTCGGTCTCGATGAGTTCGACTGGCATGATAGTCCGGGTGAGATGCTGGATGCTGCGATGCCGGTTACCATGTGGGGCTATGATATCTCAATTCTTTCGACCCGTAATGCTGAGGGTTCTGAATTTGACAATCTCATAAAAACCGCCAGGCGGATTCGTTCCGGTGAATTAGTTCCGGCACAGGATAATGTTCTCCCCTGGTCGCTTCATGAGGTCCCGATTACCCTGGCCGTTGCGCGGGGACTGGCTGAAAAGATTTACAAGCTCAATTATATCGATCTTGAAGCACGCAGGAAATTTCTCGCCGAATGTCGTGCGAAATGCCGCAATGAGGATGCCTACAATCGGGAATATATGTGCATCCCTTCGACTGCATTGACCTCGCTTATCCCTTATGATTTATATCAATCCTGCGAATCGGCTGATTGTCTCCAGCCGCTTATCCCTCATACAAAAGAACGCCGCAATTATTATGCCGGTATGGATGTCGGCAGGGAGAAAGACCTTACAGTTATTTGGATTGATGAGCTTGTCGGTGATGTGCTTATCAATCGTAAGATTGAACGGTTACATAAGACCCCTTATGCGGTCCAGTTGCAGGTTGCAAGTGATTTACTTGCCAATCAGAATATTCGCCGCTTCTGCGGTGATGCTACCGGCCTTGGTGATATGCTGGTTGAATCTCTTCAGGATAAGTTCGGCGATTATCGTGTTGAAAAGGTCAAATTCACAAATGAAGTCAAGGACCATTTGGCCAGCCAGATTTTAGGCCGGTTCCAGGATAAACGTATTCGCGTCCCATCTGACCGGGAGATTCGCGAGAGTTTCCATAGTGTCCGCAAGACCGTCACGGTTTCCGGCAATGTTCGCTATGATGCCGCTTCCACGGAGGCAGGCCACGCTGATGAATTCTGGGCTGCCGCCCTGGCGAAAGAGGCGGCTATTACAAATGTCATTCCGGAGGTAATCCTGCTTTGAGCGAGCAAGCAAATAAATTAAGTCCCGAAGCCGCTTCAATGTTGCGGACCGCCGTTGACAGGCAAATCGAATCGGCAGGCAAAAGTATTGGTTTAAGCCAGCTCGCCCATATCTGGCTGACCGGCGGCGATCTGACCGATTCTTCATTAAGTAAACCTACAAAGCCATATAAGCAGGTCGATCTTGTCTTTGCTTGCATTACTAAAATCATAACTACGATGCTGGGCCTGCCTTTGGTCATTTCCACGGTAGATGAGAAGATTATCGAATCCGGCCCTGCGTGGGAAGTGCTCTTTAAAAACCCGTTAATGACCTTCAAAAAGTTCGTTATCGATTGGGTCGGTCATTACGCATTGACCCGCGATGTCTTTATCGTCTTCACCGAATCGGCCGGCATTCGCCCGACCGAGTTTCTTATCATCTCCGGCATTCAGATGAATCCTATTACTGATAAAGGCGGAAATCAGGGTGAGTTGCTCGGCTGGGAATTTCGCGGTGGCGGTGGCAGAACAGAAAAATTTACGACACTTGATGTCCATCAGACCCGGAATTTCAATCCTTACGATCGCTTTCATGGTATAGGTCCTGCAACTGCCGCTGAGCAGAGCATAAATTACACCTACGCCGCCGAGTTATTTAATGCCGCCTCTTTACAAAATGGAGCTGAGCCGGGTCCGATTCTTATGGCACAAAATCGAATGGAACGTGAACAAGCTGAATCCCTTCGTTCTCAATTCGATGCCCGTCATCAAGGCGCAGGTAAGGCAAAACGGACGGCTATTTTAACGGGCGGTCTGGATATTAAAACAATTGCTATGAACATGGTCGATATGGACGTTGCTAATTTGATGCAGATTTCCGACAAAAAAATCTGCTCTGCCTTCGGCGTCCCGCCCGGCGTAGTCGGTCTTATTACTGAAGCGCAGTATTCTCACGGTCCCGCCCAGGAGGATTTTATCTTCAATACGATAATCCCGATTGCCGAACTTTTCGCAAGTGAGATTACCGATGGCATTTTATCAAGGTTCTGGTCATCTGATGTTCGCTCTCTGGAATTAAAAGAGAGCAGATTCGGGAAATCTTCGCGGTTCAAAAATTTGTTTATGAATCGTTCTTGGCGGGAGGCCTGTCAGAAAGCGGTCGCAAATAATCAGCAGGTCTTTGCCTGGTTCGATTATAATCAGCATCCGGTTGTTCAGCGAGTCAAGAGAGAGCAGGCGGAGCAGGTGCTGAAGTTCACCGCTTCCGGCGTTACTTTGAACCAGCTTATCGCTGCCCACGATTTGCCTTACGAGGAGACCGCGTGGGGCGAGCACTGGTGGGTTCCTATGGGTCAAGTCCCTGCTGCTTTTACTCTCGAAGCCGGTCTCGAAGGAATGACCGGTCCTATCCTGCCGGAAGGGGGGACACCCATCGAAGAGGAACCAAAATCCATAGACAATTCTGAAATCATCCAAAAAGACGAGATACGAGATACGAAAAACGATGAACGGAATTTGCGTCTTTGGCGAAACTGGACCGCATCCTGGCTCGGCATTGAAAGGGAATATCAAAGTTCCCTGCGATTATTCTTTATTCGCCAGCAACGAGTTCTGATTTCAAAATTACGCCAGTCATTAAATCCTGAATCACGAACCACGAACCGCGAACCACGAACCGCGAGCCACGAATCACGAGCCACGAATGACGAAGTTATAGCCCGCGTAACTTTGGACCTAAAATCCGAAGATAACAAACTTGTCATTATTCATCGCAGTTTCTTTTACAAGGCAAGCGAGCTTGGTGTTCGTCAGACTCTTGTCGAGACCTTGAATCTGGCCGGTTCGGAATTAAATATACGTGTTGAGCAAGTCAAATTAAAGCAGGTGATTCACAGGGCATTGATTCGGTCTTCTCAAAACCTAAAACTCGTCAATCCCAATACACAGAAAAGGATTGCTAATCAATTGCGGGAAGGTCTTGAGGCAGGTGAGGGCATAAATGAACTTGAATCGCGTATCCGCGTGGAATTGGGTTCTAACCGTGCAAAAGCATTACGCATCGCTCGCACCGAAACCGGCAGCGCCGTCAGTGCCGGCAGGCACGCGGGGTTGGAGGCCTCCGGAGTGAAATTAAAAAGCTGGCTTTCTGCCCGTGACAAGGCCGTCCGCGACTCACACAGGGAGGCCGAGGCGACTTATGCCGATGGCATTCCTCTCGACCAGTCCTTTAAGGTCGGTTCGAATGAAACGGGTTGGTTTAATTTGCTATATCCCGGCGATCCGGGGGGTCCACCTCAGGAGATTATCAATTGTCGTTGTGTCGAACTTGCCAAAATGCCGTCAGGCAAGGAAGTTCAGCAATTTTACATTTATGAAAAAATGCAAATAGATAAATCAAAAGGAGACAAAAATGGGTGAACAAAAAATACATAAATACCAATTGATTGTCAGCAAGACCGGTGTGCATTTTAAGGGAAGATATTATGGTCAATATAATATTGAACTTCTGGCATATCAGGGCAAGATGGTCCAATTATCTTACGACCCTGATGACCTTCAAAAGGTCTATCTCTACGATGCGGTAACTTTCAAATTGATCACAATCGCAAAGCAAAACCAACTTATTCCTTACGGGACTGTCACTGAAGAATCCCTGCGAAATACAATGCGTGAGAGCCGAATATTTCGGCGGGCAGCAAAACAAATGCAAAAATGTTGATGGATAAATCGAAAGGGGACAAAAATGTCCGTTAAAGCAAAATACTTTTTCGCTCAGGTAAAGCAAATCGACCAGGAATCCCGTTCGCTTGAGGCGGTGGCTTCGACAATGGACCTTGACCGTGATGAGGAGATTATTCTGCCCTCCGCATTTGTCGGCACGATTGCTTCTTTTAAGGCCAATCCCGTGATATTGGCCGCACATCAGCACCGGCTCGCTTCCGGCTCATCGCCTGTTATCGGCTCTGCAATTCCCGAAAGTATTCAAATCACCGATAAGGAGGTTGATTTTAAGATGCGGTTTGCATCCACAGCGCTTGGCGAGGAATACTGGCAATTATACAAAGATGCCCACATGAGGGCATTCAGTGTCGGTTTTATCCCTGTAAAAGGCAACTGGCAGGAAAGCAAGGGCAAACGGGTTTTTATCCATGAGGAAATCGAGCTTCTTGAAATCTCTGCCGTTCCGGTCCCTTCTAATCGTGCAGCATTGGCGAGGTCAAAGACCTTTTACGAAGAACCTGACCAGCAGGATTTGAAATCTTATATTGATGATAAACTCAATTCTTTCTCCAAAGAAATTTCCTCTCTTCGCGAATCTATCGAGAGTTCTCTCGAAGATATAAAGTCGTTACTTGTCCCTGGTTCGGATGAATTTGCGGATGTCCTCTTGTCCGGTGAGGACCCTGTCGAATCCATCCCGTGCAAGGACAAGGACAAAGCCGGGCAATCGTTGTTGAGAATTAAAAATGCTTTTAAAATTTATGGAGAATAATCATGTTAACTTCTGAACAAATCGAAAAACAATTAAAAGATACTGCGGATGCTGTCGAAAAAGGTGTCGCAGATATCAATAAGAACATGGCAACAAGAAAGGAAGTACTCGACCTTATCGATGACCGGACCAAGGCCGACAAGGAAATGCTGACCCAGACCGGCGCTGATGTCAAGAAAATTAATACCGGCCTGACCGAAGTCCAGGAGTCAATTAGGACGCTGCAAAAGCAGTTGAAATTGACCAGCCGGCTCAGTTCAAGTCATATCTTTGAAGGCAGTAAATATAACGGCCTCTTCTCTTCGCCTCAGGAGGCCAAGTCGTTCGCCTTATTAGTAACGGCCTGTGTATTGTCCGGCACCCGGCTTTCAGACCGTGCAGAAAAGGCCGTTAAGGCCCTCTCTGATATGGGAATTGAGCCATACTGGCTCGATGCAAATGGTCGAAAGGTTATGACCGGCTCCTCGCAGACCGGAGGCGGCGGTCTTGTCACCGTAGAGCAGATACCGAGCATCATCATGCTTCTTGAGACCTACGGCAAGTTCCGTGCCAATGCCCAGAATATGCCGATGGGTGCCGGCCAGACCCTTCAGCCCAAAATCGATGGGTTGTTGACCGTCTATTGCCCGGGCGAAGGCGGCACGACTACTGCAGACGACCCGAAAATTTCTACAATTTCCTTGTTACCGAAAACCCTTATAGCTCTGACCAAATATAGTATGGAGCTCGAGGATGATTCGCTGGTCGCCCTGGGTGAATTGCTGGCAGGTCTCTTTGCCCGCAGTTTCGCTTACTATGAGGACCTCTGCGGGTTTCTCGGCGATGGCACAAGCACCTATTTCAGTTTCAAGGGTATCGTAGGCGCCTTAATGGCGGTCAGTGCGACTATCGCCAATATCAAGTCGCTCGTTGTCGGCGCCGGTCCTGCCTATGCTAATTTGACCTTGGCCAATTTCAATTCTGTCATTGGCACCCTGCCCGACTTCGCCGATGACGGCAACGCCAAGTGGTATGAGCACCGTTATTTCTACTACACGGTCTTTGTTGCCCTCGCCCTTGTCGCTGGCGGAGCTACCGCAGCCGAGGTTATTATGGGCGCTGGTCAACGTCAGAAGTTGCAACTCGGTTATACGGTCGAGTTCACACAAGTCATGCCACGTGTCGGAGCGGCCAGCCAGATTTGTGCCTTGCTCGCCAATTTGCGTCAGGGTGCATATCTTGGTACCAGAGGTGCCATTGAGTTTGCCCAATCATCTGAGATTTATTTCGCAGAGTCTATGATTGGCGTTCGCGGCCGCGACCGCGTGGCGATTAACGTCCACGGGGTCGGTGATACTACCAAGGCCGGCCCGATTTGCGGCCTTATCACCGCCGCCTCATAATCGCAACTTAGTCAGTGCTTTTGTCAGTGTTTTTGTCCGTGTTTAAGTTAGTGTTTAGTCCGTGTTTTCTGAAAGGAGTTTCAAATGGATTTAAGAGCGATTTTGAAAGCACTCAAAATAGGTCAATTAGTGCCTCCTCAGCTCAAAGATAACGGCGTTTTTGCGGGCAATACCTATATTGACACCCTGGGTCTATCGGCATTGCTGGTTCTGATTGAGATGGGAGCGACCGATATAGCCATGGGTTCGACCGCTATTACTACTCCTCCGTTGCTTGAGGAATGTGATACGACCGGCGGCAATTATACCGCTATTACCGGCGCTGCCTTGTCGGCCGTAATTGGGGCCGGAGATGACAATAAGCTCTATGGCATTCATCTCAACCTGGCTAAGTCGCACAAGCGATATGTCAGGATCCAGGCGCCGATTGCCGGTGATGGTACTCTCGGCGTAAATATGTCGGCGATTGCCCTTGGCTTTCCACCCGATCAGATGCCGAAGAGTGCAGCAGAGATGGGACTTGCCGAGCTTATCGAGGCCTAAGGCTGAAAATTGGTTCTGGCATAAAGAAGAAATTGTCCTCTGCCGGCGGTGGATACCCGCCGCCGGCAGAGAAACTGTGAACAATGAACTATGAACAATGAACTAAATTAAGGAGTTTTTATGTGGGTCTTATTTAAAAAAACTTATTCGGGTCCGTTAGGTCTTTTCCTCGGCGGTATCAAGCAGGACATCCCGAAGGAAACCGCCGAGAAACTTGGCAAATTCTGTTCGCCCGTCCCCGCCCCCTGGGATAAGCCGGAATCGGATTCGAGCCAGCAAAAAGAGTTTCGGACGCCGATGGACAAGCAGTATCGTCCCCGGCAGAAAAATCCATACAGGACTAAATGACAGGTAAAATATCCATTTTTATTCTGGTTATGGGTATTATTTCAGGGACAATTTGTCCTCCTCCAGAATCTATTGTCCCACCGTTCGCCTATGACCCTGAAGAATGTCAATATCGGATTCTCGGGTCGGTGCAGATGAATGTGGGTAATTCGTTTGCTATACCGATAGGCGCTTGTGATCCTGATGGAGATGCACTTGTTTTTACGTTAGACAATCAGCCGGAGGGAATGATTT